AGCTGGAGCGTGGCAAGTGCCATGAAAGGCGGTAATGCTTGTTGGAAACAAGAAAAGGATATGATGATAAACCTATTTGGTGAATACGAACAGGGCAGTAAATTCACAATCAGAAATCACATTGATTATGAAAACTACCAATTCAAGTATGATAAGTCATTCCTAACACGCATCAATGGTGAAATGTGTATCTATAACACGTTGAAAATCATTGAGCGGTATCAACCTAAAGTATTCGTAATAGAAAACCCTGCATATGGGCGGATATGGGAATACATCAAAAATGTAATAGGCTTCAATGTTCCTTATGAAAACCTAACCTATTACAACAACTACGATTACCCAATTAAAAAACCTACAAAGTTTGGCAGCAATATCAATTTGAAGTTATTGAAAGATGATATAAAGAATACTATTAAATTCAATAAGTTAAATATAACTGGTGTTAATAGGTATAACGTAAGGTCAAGTATCCCGTTGGAGTTAGTTAAAGATATTTTGAAGCAATGCGATCAATATATTAAATGGCAGTAAGAGGTGATATGTCTTGAATTACATAGAGAATTGGTTTGCGCTGGGGGCTTGTATATATAGCAGAAAAACCGCAGATGCAGCATTGGCCGCGCTAGGGTTAAGGAAAGAAATAAAACGAAAGCCGGTATACCCAGAAATTGAAGCAAATGCATTGGTTGCATTACGTGAAAAAGGTTTGAGCGTGCGACAAATAGCGAGTGTATATGGCGTATCGTATACATTTGTTAGAAATCGCTTGTTGGCTGCCGGTGTAAATCTTGAAAGGCGGAAACCATGAATAACTATATATCGGAACAAATTAAAAAAGGATATGAATGCGATTTATTAGAAAGTGCATTAACGGTAGTTATTGGTGATGAAATTATAAAGCCGGAATTAGTGGAAAGCGGCATTGGCGAAGTAGGATATTACAACTTAATGTACAGACGAAAAGACAAAAACAAATATTCTTGCGGGTTTGCCGTATCACTGGAAACTTTTTACGGGCGCGGTAATGATTTAGAAAAGAATGTATATCTGATTAAAACAGAAGCAAAAAGATTAATGCTAGAAGGAGAATTAGAAAATGACGAATGAGCAAAAATGGTTATTAGAACAAATGCATCAAGAAGGGTATAGAGATATTAAAATCATCGGGGTATACGCATATTTTGTAAACCCAGATTTTATCGAAAATGGCGGAAATTTTAAAGTACGCGATCATACCCCGCGTATTCCATGCCGTGTACTGGGGTTAAGTCCTAAAACCGATAAATATTCTATTGCATCGCTATTGGGTATTGTGGAATGGGAAAAAGTTCCAGTTGATACGCCAGTTATTGTAGAAACTGGACTTACAAAAGCTAAACTTTATTTTGCAAAATACGAAAATGGCCGCATATATTGTTTTAGAGGCGGTAAAACGTCATGGAGCAGCTTAGGCGGTTTTTACTGGGTGTATCCGGAAGATGATGTATTATTGGCAGAAAGGGCATTGAATGAGTGTGATTGATATAGTATTCAAAGGTCGCCCGATTACTAAGAAAAACCACGGGCAAATAGTAAAACGTGGCAATAAGCTGGGTTATATTCCTTCAGAAGCATATAGAAGCTATGAAGAAGCTTGTTTGTGGCAACTGGCTGGCAAGAAACTGCATATATCCGGCATTGTGGTTGTTGAGTGTAAATACTATCTTCCCAATAAAAGAAGTTGGCCGGACTTAATCGGACTATTACAGGCAACCAGCGACATACTGGCAAAAGCCAAAGTGATAGATGATGACAAATGGATATGTTCTTATGGTGAAAGCTACATAGCTGGCATTGATAAAGATAATCCAAGGGCAGAAATTCGCATTATGGATAGGCGAAACGCCGTATTAGAACAATTATTGAAATAGGGGTATTTGAAATGGGTGTAATCAACAAAATTAAACGGTTCCTATTTGGTGATAAGCGATATAATGCGGATATCATTAAAGTTAAGCGATGCTTGCCCGGCGTATTGTTGCCGAAAGTTGGCAGCGAAGATACTGCCGGCATGGACTTTTATCAACCAGAAGGCGTAGTAATAGAACCGCATCAAACGCAATATGTTTCTTTAGGGTTAGCGGTAGAAATTCCAAAGGGGTATATGTTAATGTTGGCGCCACGATCTAGCCTAAGTAAAACCCCGTTAATTATTCCGAATTCGTTCGGGGTGATTGATGCGGATTATAGAGGCGAGATAAAAGCAATCTTGCACAATACCAGCGATGATGCATATTTAATTCAAAAGGGCGATAGATTGGTTCAAGGTATTCTGGTACCGATTGGCGTATTGAAGTTATTAGAGGTTACACAACTAACCGAAACGGCGCGCGGTACTGGTGGTATTGGAAGCACGGGGAAATAACCATGATTAAATTATTGTTTGATGCTGCATTGGTATTTTCGTTATTTGTAGCATTGTTTAAGCTGGTATCGCTATTTACGGCGTAGTAGATAAGGGGCGAAATAAACGCCCCTTTGATATAATATTAGTAGGCGAAAGGGGAAATGTGTATGCCTATTATTAACCCGATGTATTTGTATTTGATTGAGGTACTACATAATATAGATGCTTTAAATCAAGCTGCATTTATGATTTTAACTTGCGCCGCTGGTGGTGTAACAGTAGCGTATTTTATAGATGATGACGTACGAAGTTTATTACAACTGCACAAAAATAAAATTATCGCCTTGTATATTGCGTTTATAATTAGCGCATTAATAGCGGTATTGGTACCTACCAAAGATGCCATGTATAAAATGCTAATTGCCAGTTATGTTACAACTGACAATATCCAAATAGTGAATGATGCCATCAAAACCAATTTACAGGACTATTTAAACATGTTAGGGGAAGCAGTTAAGAACATGCGATAATGAACCATACGGGGGAAATATGACGGATAAAGAGTACAGGGAATTAGCAAAAGAATATTTAGAACCTATCAAATTAATCACAATGAAAATTAACTCATTGAAAGAAGATCTAAAGCATTTGCAATCAGACATTACAACCATAGGCGCCGTGGATTATTCCAAAGAACGCCTAACGGGTGGTGGAACACCGGGCGGACTAGAACAACAAATTATAAGACTTGAAAGCAAGCGCGATGCTGTACACAAAGAAATAGGCGCATTGATTGATGAACGGGAAACCGCGGCGGATATCATCAACACATGCACCAAGGGGAAAACTAATATTTTATTGTTGCGTGAATACATCGACGGCAAAAGCGCCAAGCATGCGCGGTATTTTACAGATCTAGAAAAGTCGCAAGCAGCAGAATTAAAAACGGCTGGCCTTGTACAAGTTGGGTATTATTTACACCATACATATTACGCGTGCTTGTATACTGCTAAATCGGTATAAGTCGGACTAAATCGGACTATATCGGAAACCGGCGGAAACGCCATATATAGTATAATTATATTGTCATATGATGCTTAAAAGCCATTGACGTTAATTCTCCTATTAGATGATGCAACACATGGGGAACTTTGGGCCGTTCCCCTTGCGTGTTGTATACAGTACCGGCATAACTCCTTTCAATAAACACAATGAACACATGCCATACAATCCTTGTTTAATATGTACTTCCTAATATCAAAACTACTTGTACGATTTCATAGATTGCCGGTATTGTATAGAACATACAAACAAAATGAATAAAACTATAAGAATGTGAGGTATATCCACGGCGATATATCTCATTTTTTGCATAAAAGGAACATTTGATTATTGAAAACTGAACATGCTGCATTTTTTTATAAGGTTTTAGACCAAAATAACCCGAATTGTTTCTATGTCATATCTATTGTGGCGTGTTCGGTTTTGAGCAATTAAAAAAGCCACTATTTCTAGTGGCTTTGTGCATCTGTAAGAATATGTGTTATGGCGGGTTAAAAAAAACAGCCGCCCTCCCGGGGGGGAAAGGCGCGGGGGGGGGGGGGG